ATATGGAAGCACTAAATTTTAATAAAATTTTAAATAGAGAAGAAAAGGCGTCTTCTATTAAAGAAATACTTACCAATTTTGAACTAAACAAAAATAATCTTCTTTTTAAAAAAGGAATTTATGTTTATGGTGACCCTGGTTCAGGAAAAACTACATTTGTTACTAATATATTAAAAGAAATGGATTATGATATTATAAAATATGACGCGGGAGATATAAGAAATAAATCTATTATTGAAAATATTACAAAGCATAATATGTCTGATAAAAATATTATGAGTTTATTTAATAATAAAATTAGGAGAATCGCAATTATTATGGATGAAATTGATGGAATGAATAATGGTGATAAAGGAGGAATTAATTCACTTATTAAGCTTATACGACCCAAAAAAACAAAAAAACAAAAATTAGAAGAGGTTTCAATGAATCCTATTATCTGTATTGGAAATTATCATATTGATAAAAAAATTAAAGAGCTCATGAAGGTTTGTAATGTTATTGAACTTAAAACTCCTAATGTTAATCAGATTTCTGGAATAATTAAAACTTTAATACCTACAATTGAAGATAATATTAAAACAAAAATTATTAACTACGTACAAGGAGATATTAGAAAATTAAATAATATTTATAACATTTATAAAAATAAAAGTGATATTTTTAAAAGTGATATTATTGATGATATTTTTCAATTGAAATCATATAATGATGACACTAAAAAAATAACTAATAAACTCATTAATAATAATTATACTATTAACGACCATAATACGATTATGAATGAAACAGATAGAACAATTGTTGGTCTTTTATGGCATGAAAATATTATTGATGTTCTTGGAAAAACAGATAAAAGTATTTCAATTCCTTTTTACATTAAACAATTAGATAATATGTGTTTTTCTGATTATATTGATAGGATAACATTTCAAAAACAAATTTGGCAATTTAATGAAATGAGCTCATTAATTAAAACATTTAAAAATAATAAATTATATCATGAATCTTTTAAAAAGAAACAAAAATATAATCCTACTGAAGTTAGATTTACTAAGGTTTTAACAAAATATTCTACTGAATATAACAATTCATTATTTATTCAAAATTTATGTCAACAACTTGGAATGGATAAAAAGGACCTATTTAGTTTTTTTCTTGAATTAAAAAATAATTATGATGATAACCAGCTTTTATTGTTATTTGAAAATTATGAAATATCTAAATTAGATATTAATAGAATATATCGTTACTTAGATAAATATACTAAAGAAAATGCTGTAGATGATGATGATATTATTATTGATGATGATTATGAAGATGAAAAATTATGTGAATAAATAAATTATTATCAAAATAAAATTTGTAAATATAATTTGTAAATATAATTTGTAAATAAAATATAATATTATTTATAAATATAGGTTTAAAATTATTACTTTTATTTATATTACAATGAAAAAACACGTTAGAACAAAAAAACTTTTAGAGTATGTATGGTTAGATGCGAATGATAACTTAAGGTCAAAAATTAAAATTCATACAGATGATAATGATTTTCCTGTATGGAACTTTGATGGCTCATCAACAGGTCAAGCAACAGATACTTCTATTTCTGATGTTATATTAGAACCAATTAGAACTTATAATAACCCTTTTTTTAAAATAAATAATGTAGAATCATATATTGTTTTATGCGAATGTTTGAATCCTAATATGACACCACATATTACAAATCATAGAGCTAAATGTAGTCAAATACATGATAAGAGTCTTGAATATGAATGTTTGTTTGGTATCGAACAAGAATATGTTATTTATCACTCTAATAATTATAATACACCATATAAATGGTATACTACTAATGCCCCTTCATCTAATAAAAATGAATGCGTCCAAGGAGATTTTTATTGTTCTGTTGGTGGAAATAAAGCATTCGGTAGAGAGATTTCTGAGAAGCATTTAATTTATTGTCTAGAAGCTGGTATAAATATTTGCGGTACAAATGCTGAGGTGGCGCCTTCTCAATGGGAGTTTCAAATTGGAACACATGATATGTTAACTGTGTCTGATGATTTAATCGTCGCACGATATATATTAAATAAAATAGCAGAAGAATATAATTGTTATATATCCTTAGAACCAAAGCCATTTGGACCTAATTGGAATGGAAGTGGAGGACATACAAATTTTTCAACAAAACAAATGAGAGAAAAAACAAATGGGTTTTCTTTTATAAAAGACGCATGTAATAAATTAATGAATAATCATGAAGAGCATATTAAAATTTATGGTAAAAATAATGAATTACGATTAACAGGAATACATGAAACTAGTAGTATTAATAAATGTTCTTATGATATTGCCAATAGAAATACTTCTATTAGAATACCATTACAAGTGTCAATTAATAATTGTGGTTACTTAGAAGATAGAAGACCTGCTTCTAATCTTAATCCATATTTAGTAACATCTGCTATTGTTAAAACAGTATGTCTTTAATTGATATAATAAAATAAGTAAATAATAACTTTATTATTTACTTATTTGTCAAATTATAAAATAATTAAATATTTAACTTCTTGATTTCTTATTTTGCTTATCTAAAAAATCTTGTCTACATTGTTTTCTTTCTTCCCATAATTTTTTGTGAAGATTATCTACTTCTGTATATTGATGTCTTTCGTAATGTTCGGGACTATTATAAAATAAAGTAAGTGGACCTGATGGAAATTCACCAGTACATATCATAACCTTATAAAACAAATCTTCGTCAAATGTTCCAACTTTATATTTATAATATTCACCAGTTTCAGCATTTCTAATTGGTGATTCATGAGTACCTGAACCATATACACCAATTTCAACATTATTTCTAATAATTTTATGATATCCTCTATTCAAAGCTTGCGACTTTTTTAATGCGCTATCTCCTTTAAATTTAACTTCATTTTCCAAATTGTTTGCCTCTAGAGGTGTATATCTATCATAATAATCCATTTATTATTATAATAATAATAATACTTATCTCTTTAAATAATAATTTGCTAATTTTAAATTTTATTTATTTAATTTTGCTTTTTCTATTTGTTCTTTTATTATTTGTTTAATTTTATCCTCCAAATATTTCACTTTATCAGTTAATAATTTATTTTCCATTGTTAATTCTTGAATAATTGTTGACATTTGATTCAATCTATTTTCATAATATTGATTTCCTTGTTGTCCGTACATTTGATTTATTTTATTTATTGTATCTTGATATTCTAGTTGTTTTTTTTGATGGTCGGCTATCATATCTTCTCTCTGTTGTTTTATTTCATCTAATTGTTTTAATACGTCTGGTTTATTTTCTGGTTTACCCGGTTCATATTTTGTTAATAATTTATCAATATCATACATAAAAAATTGTTTTAAATCAGACTCTTTTACAAAATCATCAACTGTTTTATCTGAAACACGCATAAATTGATTTGGATTATCTAATAAATTCTTTTTATCAAATGAATTATGGTCATGTGAAAATACTAATATTGTTTTTAATGGGTCTAACTGGACGAAAGGAACCGTATAATCCTTTAAAAAATATCTCTCCTCTGCTACAGCCGCATTATCCTCAAAACGAGATTCCTTTAACAATTCTCTTCTAAAAGCAAATGTAGCTGCGGTTGAATGGTTAGGACCATACGGACCAAATTGATACATTTTTTGTATATGTTTAAAATAAATATGTACTTCACTTGAACCAGCACACATAGCTCGCGGATTTGTTCTTAACATATCTACAGCATGACTTACTCTAGACGGAGGATAATAATCGTCATCATCCATACTTATTATTATATCACCTGACGCCTTTTCGTGAGCTAAATTTCGTTTTTTTCCTAACATTAATTTTTCATCGTATTTGAAATATTTTACTTGAGGAATATGCGAAACTAAATCCTCTATTTTATCTGTTCCATCATCAATAATAATCCATTCCATTTTATCTTTTGGATATGTTTGATTTTCAAAACATTTTATTATATAAGGGAAAAATGGACGTCTATTGAAAGTTGGCGTACATATACTTACAAATGGCTTTTTACTAAGTTTAGTTTTTGTCATATTATTTATATTTTTTATAAATAATATTTATATTGTAATTCAAATAACTATTATTTTTTATTTAATTTTTTAATTTCTTCTGTTAATTTTTTTCCACCTCCATTAAATGGATTTAAATTTTTAAAAAAATTCATTATTTCTGCTGATTTTGAAATTTTACATGTTCTTTTTGCTTGGTCGTAACTAACAACTTTTGACATATTTTCTTCATTTATTGAGTTGAAAATATCAATTGAAAACATCCCAAAATATATTAATCCCACAACTGCGATTGAAATTAATCCTGGCAAGCTTCCTAAACTAGCAAAAGCACATAATATTACAAAAAATGAAATTACAGATGAAACCGTTACCTTATTATACTTAAATACATCTTTAATTATTGATAAAACGGATACTACATTATTATTCATTTCGCCTTTACAACTTAATATTGTTCCTATACATACCATTACAACCAAAAAGGGTATAAATGGAATAAATGGTATTAATAATAAACCTAACCAAAAAACTATGGAAAATACGATTACTAAAAAGCAACCCATAGCTAATTTACTAGGAGCTATTGAATTTTGCCATTTAGGTTTACCAGTATCACTTGTATTTGTATTTACTGAAAAAAACCATGACATTTGATAAAACCACAAATATATTACATAAAAAAAGTCTACAAAAAGCATAATACACGTATAAAACATCATTATTAATGGACCAAACATAAGTATCATACATTCTGGAACCTGATTTAATAAATTCAAAAATGTATTAAAGGAAGAAAAATTAAACACAAATAAGCTTTCAAGTATTGAAATAAAATATGCTGTTAAATTGCTTGTATTTGGTTTTTGTTTATAATCTCTTAACATATCTAAAATTGTATTCGTACTATTTTTATCATAAGGAAATGAAATTTTTTGCGATAATGCTGGCTCTTTAAACATTGTTTCAAAAATATTTATTTTTATTGGTTGTATATTTGGGGTATTATTTTCATATGGCATACATTTTTCATCAGTAGGTAAAATATTTGCTTGAGCTACTTTACAACCATATAATACGCTACCTGCTGATGAAAAATATAATATTAAACAGAATATTATTATTACCAATGATATTAAAAATTTACCTATATCTTTTCCAAAATTCTCGTTAGATTCTGTATCTTCTCCTTTTTTTTCATCAATAGCATCGGTATCACTTGTAGATGACATTTATACTTATATTAATAATATAAAATTATTTTTATTATTTATAATTATTCTTCTTGTATATAAATTAAAATATTAGATAATATTATATGAATATTTTTAAAAATAAATATAATAATGTTTTATTTGCTTTAATTTGCTTTTTATTTTTACTAGGTATTTTTAAATGGATTAATTATTTAGTTATTAATAATTATGTTAAATTAAATAAACATTCGATTGAAGGATTTGACACAAATACTCAAGTTATTCGTGATACTGGAAGTCCTGATACAACTCATAGTGTTGATTTACCATTAACAACTACTACTAGCTGTAAAAATATGTGTGGACCTCCTAATCGTTGTTCTATTACCGGACAACAATGTATGGCTGATATTGATTGTCCTGGATGTCAACCATTAGTTCCTCCACTTCCTCCAAATACTGGAGAAAATATTGTTGGTAATGATGATGCTGGAAAGTTAACCGCAGGAGTTACGCCTAATTATTCTCCTTTAACTACCGGATTTGGAACTCAAGCTAGAATTTATACTAAGGATAAATTTGAAAAACCTGCTATGCCTGATTTTGGTAAAAATACTTGGTCTGATAAATTTATTAAAGGACGTAAATTATTTGATGATAGATACAAACCATCAGGATTAAAAAATATGCCTTCTTATTCTGATAGATATTCAATCACAGGTGAGTTTGTTGATGAAGGACCACTCGCATCAAACGCATATTTAACTTAATTATTCTTATCAATTGTTACTACCTTAGCTATTTTTTTTACTATTTTATCTGCCTTTTCTGCGTCGTTATCTCCGGAACCACCCATTGCCTCAACAACAATATGATTATATTGGTCGCTCTTTTTGGAATCGCTATAAATACAATCCGGGTACTTCGCCTTCCATTCAGGTAACGCACAAATGTTCTTATGGGAAATGTATTTGATTGCCTTTTTAATTTTCTTATTATCAGGGTCTTCTTTTTCCCATACATTTGCATCCTTAACATACAAGGATTCCCTTTTGGGGTCGCTACAATGGACTGGTCTCATATTTTCCTCTAAAGCATTGAGATGCTTTATTATTAGCTTAGACATTCCATTAACGTATCCTAATTCACCTATGCTTTCAATATCGGATAGCTGAATTTTAATAGAATCAACGAAATCCATAATATTCATTGCGTTTTTACAGGTTTCATTTAAAAACACATTAAGATTAAAAGATTTATTGTTACTATTTATATTTGAATTAATATTATTTGTTGTATTTGTTCCATTTTTCATTACTTCAATAACATTTTTTTGTAATTCTTGATTTTGTTTATGGACTTCATTATTTTGTTTTTGAAACTCGTTATTCTGACTAATTAACTCTTGATTTTGCTTGATGACTTCTAGCACAAGATTAGTTAACATTTTAAATTCATTTTTAGAAAAATCTTCTTTATTATTTTCAACACATTTTTTTTTATGTCTCCATAAGCCTGCTCTGTCTTTATATATTTTATTACAATTATTACACATATATTTATTATTTTGCTCTAAATCCTCATTTATTGTTGCTTTTGTTGATTTTTGTTGTTTCTTATGTTTTGTTGTCAAAATATGTCTATCATAGTTATATTTTTTAAAGCAATTATAATCACAAAATTCACAATAAAATGTATTTTTCTTTGATTGCTCGTTTTGCTCGTTTTTTGTTGTCATTTGTTATATATTTATACAACATAAAAGTTTCCTAAATACTTTTTCATACAAATAATAAAAAAAATATGCTAACAAAATAAAAAAAATATAAAAAGTCGTCAGACGTTAATTTTTATTTATGCAGTAAAAACGCGTTTTTCGCAAAAGTCCTTGTCCACTTTTCAAAATTGGACATTTTTTTTGTCCATTTTTACTTTTTTGATTCACTTTCTGAAACACAAATTTGCGATTTTTAAATAATATATTGGCAAAGTAACTTAAAGAAAATTAGCTAAACTTTTAAAAAAGTAAAAATAATTAAAATTTATATTAAATATACAATATATTCTACAATCTACAATCTACAATACTATTTATTTTTGGGATTTTTTCCCCTTTTTCATTTTCAGTTTTATTCTGGTATCGTACTCCTCGATTGCTTTGTAGGCTCCGTATACTCTGATAGGCGGGCATTCGTCAAACGCAGGATTTACACGACATGGGACAAATTTGTGAACTATGTAGGTGCTCTGTTTACGTAAGTCTTGCAAAATATCCGGACGCATTTTTTCAGTGCGATGGCTAATATAGACTTTGATTTGTTTTCGCATATATTTTGCGTCCCAGTGCTGGTAACAGGTTTGGCCTTTTAAGTATCCGTCAAAATCAGGCGATTCAAGCTGAATTATACTGTTTAAAACGTAACCGACGTGAGGTTTCGACCATCCTTCGATTAAACTCATAATGTGTTCGGTATTTTCAATAACCCATCTGTCGAAAAACTCAAATTTAACCAAAACCCTTTGTTCCGCTACGACTGGAGAAAATTCTCCAACAAGTCTTTGAATACATTCAGGCAGACAATTAATACGGGCAAGTAAGTTTTTTTCAAATAGTTTTTCTTCAGTGGTAGAGTTCATTTTATAAATAGGTTGTAAGGTACTACAATTATATGAGGTTTGGAAAATAATGATTTTATTTAATAGTGCTTTCAGTGGTTTGCTTTGTCTTATGAAAGAAATTTCCTTGGCTTAAGAATGGTATCTTCAAACGTTTTTCAGTTTTCTATTAATATCTTAAACCGATTTTCAGTTTTTATTATTATTTATTTTTCAACATATAATATAAAATGGCTACTAAATTTGAAAATGGATTATTTATTTTTCGTCGTGACTTTAGAATAATAGATAATAATGGTCTTAATTTATTAAATGAAAAGTGTAAAAATATTTATACAATATTTATTTTTACACCAGAACAAGTTGGTTCGGGAAATAAATACAAGTCAGACAATGCGGTTCAGTTTATGATTAAAAGCTTACAAGATTTAGCGTCTCAAATTTCTAAAAATGGTGGACACTTATTTACATTTTTCGGTCATAATGAAAAAGTAGTTGCCGATTGTATTAAAGCGTGGAATATAGATGTTGTTTGCTTTAATATTGATATAACTCCATATGCTAGAGAGAGAGACACAAAGATAATTAAGCTATGCGAGCATTTGAAAACCTATGTTATGTACGATTATGATTATTACTTACACCAACCTGGAACAATCGTAAATGGTTCCGGTGAACCATACCAAAAATTTACGCCTTACTACCAAACTGCGATGAAAAAGAAAGTAGACCCTCCAGCTAAAATGAGAAAATTACATTTATCTAAAAGTAGCGCCCAGGTTTCTAATAAAATAAGCTTAGAACAAGCTATGAAAAAATTTGTTGGAAATGAAAATCCTGATATTTTAGTTCACGGTGGTAGAACAGAAGCAATTAAAACATTAAAAACTGCTCTTAGAACCCAAGGCCATTATTCTAAAACACACAATGAATTAGATAAGCAGACAACTCAATTAAGTGCGTATATTAAATTTGGATGTATATCAATCAGAGAAGCATATAAGGCTCTTCATTCAAAAACCGCTATTATTAGACAATTATATTGGCGCGATTTTTATGCGAATGTTTTATATTCATTCCCAAAAGTTTTAGGTCAAGCATTAAAACCAAAATATAACAAAATTCATTGGCATCACAATTCAAATTGGTTTAAAAAATGGTGTGATGGAGTGACCGGGTTTCCTATTGTTGATGCTGGAATGAGACAACTAAACGCTACAGGCTATATGCATAATAGAGCCAGATTAATTGTTGCTTCTTTTTTAATCAAAACATTATTAATAGATTGGAAAAAAGGAGAAGAATATTTTGCATCAAAATTAACAGATTATGACCCAGCAAGCAACAACGCTAATTGGCAATGGACTGCTAGTACAGGTGCGGATTCTCAACCATTTTTTAGAATTTTTAATCCGTGGCGTCAAACAGAAGAATATGACCCTGAATGTGATTACATTAAAAAATGGATTCCAGAATTAGAAGACATTCCTACAAAGGATATTTTTAAATGGGATACTGAATATGTAAAATATAAAGATATTAAATATCCTAAACCAATATGCGTGTATGAAGAACAAAAAGAAAAGGTTCTTAAGATGTATAAGGATGCGCTTTATTAAATTTTATGCGTCTTCAAATTCATAAACTGCTTTCATCATTTCAACTAATTCTTTTATTGTATTTTTCATTTCTTTAATATCGGTTTTTATTATTTTTATATCATTTTGTAAACCTATATAATCATTTTTATTAATAGTAATTAATACATTATCGATTTGTGTAGTTTTTATTTTTCCTTTTGTTTGTTTTTCCATTAGTTGTCTTTTTTCCATTTGTTCTCTTTTTTCTATAGTTTGTTTAATAGAATCATAATCTAATTTTGTTTTATTAATTATTTCTTCAGTAGAAATATTTTTTAAATGCATTTTGTAAGCAATTTCTCTGCGTCGTGAATTAATACCTCCAATTGTTCTACTGTGTTCTTGTGCTATTGCTCCAATATCTAGATTATTATTAAGCTCTTCTAATAATAAAATTTCTTCCTCATCAGTCCATTTTTGTCCCATGTTAGAAGGATATTCTTTATCTTCATTAGATATTCTTACCATGTCCCAATATCTTTTATCTTTATACATTTTATAATAAAATTAATATAAATTTAAGTTTATTTTATTATAAAATAATTATTAATATAATTTTTATTTTAAGTAGCATATCCTAAACCAATTGTGGATTATGCTAAACAAAAAGAGATATCTATTAAGATGTATAAAGATGCTTTGTATTAAGCCAAATTATTTTTTACTTTCAAAATATATGCCATCTTTTCCGCAAAATTTTTCATCTTTTCTACACGAAAGAGCATAGAAATTAACTGTTTCTCCTGAATTAGGTAAAAAATAACCATTTCTTTTACATTTTCCCAAGTCATCATATTCTTTATTATTTTCAACATGTTTAATAAAACTTTTACAATCTACACATTTTGGAAAAAAATCTTTTGAACTTGTAACAATTTTTCTGATTTGAATCATTATTTAATTAATTAAATAATTATTTTTAAGCTATTTATAATAAATTAATAAAAATATTATTTAGGTAGCATATTGTAAGCCAGCATTGCCACCAACAAAAGTAACCAAATTTATTCTCTCTTCAAAGAGAACTAAATTGAAATTGTAATCATAAATTCTCCATGTTGGCTTATTTATACCTATAATATCACCTGTTTCTGGGTCACAAATAGTTAGAACTTGTGCTAATGGGTCTAATTGTGGAGTAATAGTTGTAAATTCAAATTCTATCTGATTAAAACGATTCATATTAATCGCACCTGATGGCTGTAAATTATAAGGTGATGTATCTAGACAAAAATTATAACAATACAACCCTTCTGGAGCATTACTGGCTGTTCTAGTATATTTTTCAATATAATTGTAAACTCCTGCTGGCTGAATATTCTCTCTATATTGGCCGTCCAAAAGGATTCCAAGACCTAATAATATTTGTTTAATATTTTGCATACTATAATCACCAGTAATCATTAGACCAGTTAATGTTCCGTCAGGATTTAATCCAGGACCAAGTGTGTCCGGAGGTGGATTAGGATTTGGATAACTGCCAGATGTAGGTGCGAGTTGTAAATCATTTGGTATATAATTATACGGCCAGTTTGTGTAATTAGACCATTCATTTCTCAAATTAGCATCACTTCGCTGTAAATACCACATCCAACTTGTTACTAAACCAATTGAGTCTAATTGTATCTTATTTGCGCCAGTTACATTGTAGAAAACACTCTCTTGAACTTGCTTGAATAAATATTTTTGCTCGTTTTTTGCGAAAAGTTGGTTTTCATCATTAGAGAGAAAAGCATAAGTGCAATTTAAATGTATGTCTGAGTTCCAAATTGTTCTTGTATCGAGATATGATGTAGGACCTAACTCAATATCTGGTGGAGGTTGTAAAAAACGATAAAATTGTTGATAATATTGGTTAAAATTTGGTGCAATATAAGGAAAATTATTTGTGTAATCAAATACGTCACGGATTCTGAATAATTCATTAATTGGTCTAAATGTAACTGTTATTTGTAATTCATTATATTGTAAAGCTACTAAAGGAAAAGCCATTTGACTTTTTAAACCGAACCACGAATTCAATGGAATATAAATTATTCTGCCTCTAATACTTGGTTCAGCTCCGGCAGGATTAGTTGTATAATAAGCATTTGGATATGCGTTTACACGAGTGCCAGCATTAGCTGGATCATTTAGCTCTGGTACATTTCCCGACATTTGGTCGAATAATGCTTTCTTCGTTCCGCTAAAGTCTCTCTGGACTGCCGATAAAAGATATTGTCCCGAATATTGTTGGAGTGTTTGGTTTCCACAAGTGATTAATATTTTGCTTACCATTTGTGCTCCGATATTGTCAATCCATTTAAAATCATATCCAACCCAAGGGGTGTATCCTGGGGTACCATCAGGATTTGTTATTTCTTGGGGCGGCATGATAGGAGACCATATGTTTGGTAATTCTACACTTAAATAACAGTCCATAAGCAAATCAGCATACCGTTTCACTCTAAAGGTAAACGTAGATTCTTCATTAAGACGTAATGTTCGAGCGCCTTCAAAATCAAGGCGAAATTTTTGAAGACCAAAGTTTGTGTATTTTTGATAAACTGCCTTGTAAAAGGTCTTGCTTGGATTACCGTTTAAGATAACACTCTGTTGACCTTCACTGACTAATGATAACAAACCTCCTCCCATGATTATAATTAATATATATAGTTATTTAATTCTAAATCAATTATATCCGGTATATTATAATTTAATTATTTCTAATATAAACTTAAATATTTAATATTAATAAATTAAATGGTTTTTATATACGTACTTCAGTTAGAAGAAGGCAAATATTATATTGGAAAAACAAATAATCCATCTTTTCGGTTAGAAAATCACTTTAATTCAAATGGTTCAGCTTGGACTAAAAAATACAAACCAATAAAAGTAATAGAATTATTACCAGATTGCGATGATTATGACGAGGATAAATACACAAGAAAATATATGGATAAATATGGTATGGATAATGTTCGTGGTGGTAGTTTTTGTGAAATTAAGTTAAATGAAAACAACATAGCTACTCTAAATCAAATGAGTAATGGAACGAACAATAAATGTTTTGTATGTGGTAGTGAAGAGCATTTTGCTAAGGATTGTGAAAAAGATGAATGTTGGGAAACTGATGATAGTGATGAATATGAAACTGATGATAGCGATGAATATGAAGAAGTATGGTGCTGTGAAAATTGTGGAAAAGAATTTGAGGAAGAATATAAATGTGAATATCACGCAAAATATTGTAATAAAAAATCAAATGAAAATGTTATTTGTTTTAGGTGTGGAAGAGAAGGTCATTATTCTACAAGTTGTTATGCTTCAAAACACATTAAAGGATATTATCTAAAATAAATATAAAAAAATATTTTTTATTTTAAAAATAATATAATATATTAAAGTATGTCTGATAAAATAGCTGTTCCATCTAATCCATTAAATTCAGCTATAAGTTCAATAACTAATATGAAAGAAGATTTTATAAGCAATATGATTTTAGGCTTTATTTTATTATTAGTTATTCTGATAATTGTATACATAATATATTTAACAAAATTATCTAGCAAGGAGTGTGATTATATGAATGACATATATAGTACATTAGATGGTAATATCCGTTCTATTAATTCTAGTGACCCTGATTGTGGTTATAATTTAAACGAGTATTATGTTAAAACAGCATATAATTGTTGTTCGGGCGGTTCGTACAAAAACGACTTTACAAATATTTGTAATCTAAAAGCAGTTTTAAAGCAAGGCGTAAGAGGTTTGGATTTTGAAATATATTCCATTGATAATAAGCCAGTCGTAGCGACCTCAACAACAGATAATTACTACATAAAAGAAACCTATAATTCTGTAGATTTTAATGATGTTATGAATACAATTCAAAATTATGCTTTTTCGACTAGCACCGCACCAAATCCTACAGACCCAGTATTAGTTCATTTGCGTTTCATGTCGAATAATCAAAGTATGTATTCTAATTTAGCAAATATTTTTAAATCGTATGATACAATATTGCTAGGTAAAGAATACAGTTATGAAATGGCTGGGCATAATCTTAATGGTGAGCCCTTGCTGAATTTTATGAATAAAGTAATACTTATTTTTGACCGAAGCAATACTGCTTTTTTAGAAAATCAAGATTTAATGGAATACGTAAACATGACAAGTAATTCTATTTTTATGAGAGCGTATAGTTATTACGATGTAAAAAATAATCCAGATTTAGATGAATTGAGAGAATACAACAAAAGAAATATGACAATTGTATTTCCAGATAGCGGTTCTAATCCTGACAATCCAAATGGCGTTTTATCAAGAGATGCCGGGTGCCAAATGGTAGCAATGCGATATCAAACAGTAGATAATTATTTGCTACAAAACACAATGTTTTTTGATAATTGTGGATATGCTTTTTGTTTGAAACCAGAAAATCTAAGATACAAGCCTGTTACAATTCCAAATCCAATACCGCAAGACCCAGCGTTATCATATGCTACACGAAACGTGACAACAGATTTTTATAGTTTCGATTTTTAAATTTAAATATTTAAAATAATATATACTTAAAAAATAAATATATATTATTAGTAAATGGGTCTATTTCAATCAAAACCTATAAATAATAATCAAATAACTCAAAAAGAACCTGACATAAATAATATATTAATTCCAAAAGAAGAAAATACCCCCACATATACAGAAGAGTTCAAACAAACTGATAACGTAGATACTAAATCAACTGAAATAATTGAACCTACATATACAGAAGACTTTAAAACAGAGCCTACATATATAGAAGACTTTAAAACAGAGCCTACATATACTGAAGAGGTTAAATCTAATGAGACAGTTGAAGTGAGTTATACAGAAAATACTGATTCAACAGTACAAAGTATTGTTTCAGATGATATTTGTGTTGAAGATTTTGATTCTTCTAGTGTTACAGAAACTGTTAGTTTAGAACAAGTTAAATCGACAGAGGAGGCAAATCCTGTAGAAGAAGAAACCCCTGTAGAAGAAGTAAATAATGCTGAAGAATCAAACCCTGCTGAAGAATCTGACCCTGTAGAAGAAAACAAAAAGAAGAGAAAATCCAAGCGTAATAAGAAACAAGTAACAACGGTTTAAATCATTTTCTATGCTTTCTAGAACGTTTGGATTTTTATATTTCCTCAAACTGGAGGTCCAGGTGTTGGAGGTAATTCAGGTTCTAATTGTTGAAGTTGATTTTGTTGCGCTTGAATTGCCTTTTGCATTTGTTGCGCTTGAAGTAAATTTGGTTGAGGAGGTAAGTCCATTTCAAAATCATCTATTTGATAATTCATTATTTATATTATAATATTATAGTAATACTTATATTATATTATTATAAGTATTATTATATTATAAGTATTTAAAAATAAATAAAATATATAATAAAAATGTGTTTAAATCTTTCTAAGATTAAAGAAAGAAATGGTGTAAACCATGATTGCCCTGTGTGTAGAAATACAAAAAAAACTCCAAATTTAGTAGGTAGATTCATTTTAATAAATGACTATACATTTAAATGTAGTGGTTGTAATAGTATATTTAATAAAAATAGTATATTTTCGTTTTATTCAGAAAAAAAACCAATAACAATTGATAATGTTATAAAGGTATAAAATATAATACTTATACAAATATTATATAAATATTATATATGAAGCAAAAAAATGTTTGTAAAGATTTATCTTTTGAAGACTGTGAATTAGCAATTTTACGTATAGCAGTTGATAAAGCGGAAGAAAAAATAGGAAAACGGGTAGTAAACTCAGAAGAAGTTCAACAAATAATAAAGATAGTTGAAGACTTTATTAAGAAAAAAAATTTAATATGTTATGGAGGAACAGCCATTAATAATATTTTACCAAAAGAAGACCAGTTTTATGATAAGGATGTTGAAATTCCAGATTACGATTTTTTTACAACTAATGCTCTAGAAGATGCTAAAGAATTAACTAATATTTATTTTAAAGAAGGTTTTACAGATGTTGAAGCTAAATCAGGACAACATCATGGGACATTTAAAGTTTATGTAAATTACATGCCAATTGCTGATTTAACAAATATACCTAAAGAAATTTTTAATTCTTTAAAGAAAGATTCATTAAGAGTAGCAGGTATTTTATATGCTCCACCAAATTTTTTAAGAATGTCTATGTATTTGGAATTGAGTAGACCAGCAGGAGATACCAGCCGTTGGGAAAAGGTTTTAAAAAGACTAACTATTTTAAATAAACATTATCCAATAGCTTCAATAAATTGTCATGATATTGATTTTCAAAGAGAAATGGAAGATAAAACACATGAAGATGAAATATATGAAACAGTTCAAAATACACTTGTTAATCAAAGTGTCATTTTCTTTGGTGGTTATGCTATTTCTCTTTATTCTGAATATATGCCTCGCAATTTACAAAAAAAATTAGAAAAAATAGCTGATTTTGATGTATTGTCAAATGACCCTGAAACAACATGTGAAATAGTTAAAGAACGTTTAAAAGATATTGGTATTAAAAATGTTAAAATTTTAAAAAGAAGTTCGGTTGGTGAAATTGTACCAGAACATTATGAAATTAAAGTAGGTAATGATTCTATTGTTTTTGTATATAAACCAATAGGATGCCATAGTTATAATATAATTAAACATAAAGGACAGCATGTCAAAATAGCTACTATTGATACAATGTTGAGTTTTTATCTAGCATTTTTATACACTAATAGACCTTATTATACAGAGTTTTCTGATAGAATTTTATGTATGTCTAAATTTTTATTTGAAGTACAACAAAAAAATAGATTACAACAAAAAGGGGTTTTAAAAAGATTTAGTATTACTTGTTACGGTCATCAAGATTCTATTGAAGAATTAAGAGCAAAAAAGGCTGAAAAATTTAAAGAATTAAAAAATAAAAAGGGAACAAAAGAGTATAATGAGTGGTTTTTAAATTATCGACCTGATGAAAAAAATATCAAAAAAGTTAGTATTAAAAGTTTAAAAATGACGAAAACTACAAAAAATAAGTCTAAACTAAAAAAAAAGAACTACACATTTAATTTTTGGGGAAAAAGAAAAACTCGTAAAAATAAAAATTAAAAAATAAATATTTAAGAGAATTTTATTATTAATATTTTATATTAACATTTTTATCTTTTAATATAATATAATGTCTAGTTGTTGTGAAAAAATCTACAGGTATAACACTCAAGCAGATATGAAAGATTTATCATATGCTGATATTTTATCACTTGACCCAGATGATGTTAGTTTTGAAACTGAAACTCAAACAGGAGGGTTTCCTTTATCAGCTGATAAAATGAAAGCATTAAAAAGTTTATTATCTTATAAAAGAACATTAGAAGAAACTAATGCTGAATTAATTGTAGAAAATAATCGTTTTTTAACAAAAACTCAATCACAATTTAGTTTAGTTCCCGCTGAAGGAAGTTTAGAAATAAATGTGTTAATTGATAAAAACTTAACATATATTTCTGGAAATTCAATAATTATTACTAATTTAGATAATCCTTTACTAACAAAGTTTGAAGCAACAGTAGTTTCTTATATTAGTTCTACAGGATTATTAACTTTTACTGATATAGTTAATTTAAAAGGAACTTGGACTGTTAGTACATCTGCTGTTGTCAATTTAGATGGTATTGATGGATTACCTGGACCAAAAGGAGATACTGGACCAAAAGGAGATAAAGGAGCTACTGGTGGTAAAGGAGATACTGGACCAAAAGGAGATAAAGGAGACATTGGAGCAACTGGATTAAAAGGTGACCAAGGACCAACCGGATTAAAAGGAGACCAAGGAGCTACTGGTGATAAAGGAGATACTGGACCAAAAGGAGATAAAGGAGACATTGGAGCAACTGGATTAAAAGGAGACAAAGGAGATGTTGGAGCAACAGGTCCTGTTGGAAGTTTAGTTTCTGGGATAATGATGGCCAGTGGCACTCTTGCTGGAAACGCCACAGGTACATTTTCAGTAGGTTCAGACACAAATACGTTAAAATTTATATCTGCTAATGCTTTTATTACTATTGCTGATTCAGTTGCAGGAACTGCCTATTTTCAAGTTTCATCAATGGATTCCGCTAATGGATCAATGACAATTAAAAATTTAGCTGGTGTCACTGCCAATTGGGTTGCAGGAGCAAATTTTACAATTGCTGGTCCAAGAGGTTTTCAAGGAGCACATGGTGCTACAGGTTCAAAAGGAGATATTGGACCAACAGGTATACAAGGACCAACCGGATTAAAAGGTGACCAAGGACCCGCAGGTGATAAAGGAGCTGTTGGAGATAAAGGAGTTTCTGGCGATAAAGGAGAAGTTGGCGATAAAGGAGCTGTTGGAGATAAAGGCGATAAAGGAGCTGTTGGAGATAAAGGCGATAAAGGAGAAGTTGGAGACAAAGGAGCTGTTGGAGATAAAGGCGATAAAGGAGAAGTTGGTGATAAAGGAGTTTCTGGCGATAAAGGACTTGTTGGTGATAAAGGAGAAGTTGGTGATAAAGGACATAAAGGAGACAAAGGAGAAGTTGGTGATAAAGGAGCTTCTGGCGATAAAGGTCTTGTTGGAGACAAAGGCGATAAAGGAGAAGTTGGCGATAAAGGTCTTGTTGGAGATAAAGGAGCTTCTGGCGATAAAGGTCTTGTTGGTGATAAAGGAGCTTCTGGCGATAAAGGTCTTGTTGGAGACAAAGGAGACAAAGGAGAAGTTGGTGATAAAGGAGCTTCTGGCGATAAAGGTCTTGTTGGAGACAAAGGAGACAAAGGAGAAGTTGGTGATAAAGGACTTGTCGGAGATAAAGGACTT